CGACTTCCCATGCTTTGGTTACTTCAAAGCTGGGTTCAGACCGGCCAGCCACTGTGCTGCCCTCAGAGTCGGTGCGAGCACGGGCCTCTTTTATCACTTGTGAATATTCAACGGCTATATCGCGCTGCTGCACATCAAGGTCCACTAGACGGCGACGTAACGCCGCCATCTCTAGCGTGTCTTCGGCAGTCGCCTTCATCAGGAAGTCTTCACGCTCGTCCTCTAACTTACTTAACCGTTTTGTTATTTGTTTTCGGCTTTTTGCAGACACTTGTTTTGGTTTTCGCGGGTCAAGACGGTCCAACATCTCGGATATCTCTTCGTCTACAGATCGCATCACCGTGTCAGATATCTCTAACCGTCTTGGTTCAGAAGCGGTTATCTGCTCACGAATGTCAGCTTTTTGTGCCTCTATGTCCTCAAAGCGACCCACCACCTCTGGGTTTATCTCGCGTGCTGCTTCGTCAACGGATGGAGCTATAAATTCCACCTCTTCTCCCGGAACATATACCTTTCTTTCCGTTAGACGAACCGGCGTAAAGTTGCCCAAAATTTCAACATTAACGTAGCGGTCATCAACCAGCATAGAGATAGAGGATCGCAGTTCTGCCTCGCGTTCCGCGTGTCCCATTTCATCGTAAGCACGTTCCCATGCGTTGTATAATCTGAACTTACCCGAAGCATCTGCAATACCTCCAATACCCGCATGGAGTCCGCCGCCCATTACTGCGCCAAAGGTTACATTGAGCAAGCTGTCCATCAATCCATATTCAGCCTCCTCTCGTCTTGCTTGTCCTAGAACAATCGGCTCTACAATAGAAGCGCCGACTGCGCCTTCAACGGCTCCCGCGCGAGCGCGAATACCAGCACGTTTAAGTCGGCTTGTGCTTTGACGTAGCATAGAGGCTATTCTGGCTTGTCCGACTATAGGTATAAACGCCGAAGCTACATTTATTGGGTCCAGCATTGTGACGGCTAGGCCCACTCCCAGTTTTGCCGCCCCTGCGGCCAAGCCCTCTGGAGAGCGGGATAAAACCTCTTTGATCCTCATCTCTTTTTGCTTGGCTTCAATCCTAATATTTAGGGCTAGGTCGGTAGTTCCCTCCGCCGGGATTTTTAGCTTTACCCCCGCCGCTTCTATGCGTTCTCTAGCCTCGTCGTCAGAGAGTATTTTTGCTGCCTTAAAAACCTCTGGAACAAGTTCTGCGCCGCGATAGGTCTCGTAACTTAACACCTCTTTACCTGTTCCGGGAGTCAGCCGGTAGCTTTTGGGGTCGTCAGTTACAAAGCGTCGATCAACAGGGCGTGTGATGCCCTCAAGACGCCCCAAGGCTTCTGGCGTCAGTTCTTTTTGCCCTTGTGCATTGCGTAAGTCGTCGCCCCGCACAAGTGACGATAAAGGCGATCTCCACCACGCCTCTTCACCTGTTGCAAACACAACATCTGAGAGTGGTGCTGTAAACTCTGAGGACAGTGTGAAGTCGGTCTTCTGTGGTCCTGTGGTGTAGATTGGTGTGGTCAACTACTAGCGCTCCGGTCCAAGAGTGTAGCCCTGTTCCACAATATTACTCATGTCTGTGGTGGGGTCTTTTGACGAAATACGGCCCGATCCAGAAGTGGGACGACTCACTGTCCGTGATGAAAGACCTGTTTCCTTTAACTCATCCCACTTTACTATTAGGCTTTCTTCATTGCGAGAGTTTCCGCTTTCACTTTCAGAGTAGACCTGCACCGGACGGCCTTGCTCATCAACAAGCATTAGCCCACTACCGTCTGGTGAAGTGATCCATTCTCCAAATTTTTCCAAAGACCGTATCTGTTGGGTTTCATCCATGTAACCAGAACGGCTAAGAGCCGGTACAATATTGAAACGATTTAAGTTCTCTATTGTTTCTTGGGCACCACGATTTATCAAAAACGGACTGGTCGGCTGACCATCTGGACCTAAAACAGGTATCCGGTAGCTATCTTCAATATGAAAGTCATTTCCAACAACTTCTTCGTAAGCACGCTTGGCGGCGTCTGAATTATTAAGACTACCCGTTCTGACGTAGTACATGGCTAGTTTATCTATGGCGTCCTTGTACTGTCTTACCTGAGAAAACGCCCCTTGAGCGTCAAGTGTACGAGACATATCGGCCCAAGCTGAATCATCAACAGCCGTTGTTACTTCTGTCCATTTAGCTCCATCTGACTTTAACTCGTCTCCGTAGGTCAGTGCAGTAGCCAATGCAACAGCAGAGGCTTGTTTGTCAGGATCGCCTGTCATTCTAGCCAGAGCGGCATGTCCGTCGCTAAGTGCACCTTCTTTTGCAAGCTGTCGATAAACTGTTGGCCAGTGCTGTCCATATCTTTCACGATAGCTATCGAGGACAGAGACCAATTCTCTCGCTCCCTCTGGAGAGGTTTCTATGCTGCTGATAGCATTCTTAATCCCAGACACTTCTGGGACTCTCAGGAGAGACATTTCTGTCTCACCAATCTTGGTTAGCGCATTTCCCATTGATGAAACATAGGAATCCAAAGCGATGCTTGCCGCTGCTTGGTCGGCTGGGTCTCCGCTTTCTTCCGCCGTAGCAGCTAAAATTGCATATTCATTGTAACTATACCGCACATCTTCATTGGTTGATTGGACATAGGATACAGAGTCTGTATTTATGGCTTCCTCTCGTAGTTTTTTAGCCACATTAAAGGCTTGAAGTCTTTTCTCTGCGGTAATCCGATCTTCACCAAGTGCCCGATCTACATCTGTAGAAAGTTCACGTCTAAGGGTTTGGATTTCCCTTTTGCTCATACTAGGGACTGCTAGGGTTATTTTGCCCTGATCTACAGCAGTGCCTACCGCTCTTAGGAGTTTCTTGCGGGTCTCATCGCCCTGAATGTTACGGGTTATACTATCTCTTAGTTTTTCCACCTCTTCCGGTTCATATTTTCCGTCAGCAATGGCTTGAATAGCGTTGGGTATTTCGGCGACTAGATTTGTTTGGCCTTCCTGACGACTCGCTCTTTCTTGGTCAATCATACGAAGTTGACCAGCTTCGCGCTTGTAGCCCCCCTCTACAAGAAGGTCTTCTTCTAGTTTATTCTCTATGGAGTTTAGTTCCTCCGGCAGCATATCTTTAATTTCTACCGCAAAATTTCCAATTTCTTCGCCCAATCTAAACTTGGTAAGAAGGCCATCTCTTATTTTAGAGTTCGATACACCCATTATGCTTTCTATTGTAGTGCCATTTCCGGCAGCACCATTCATGCGCGCATTGATGTGTTCCAGCACATCTTGATTGATCCCGCTATCAATCTCGGCGCGTTTTTGGTCCTCGGCAGTATCAATGACACCCAAGGCTTTAGTGTATGCCGAAGTGGTTAGAAGTTCTCGGTAATCCTTTAATTTGTCACCAACGGCCAGCACAGAGTCTGGGTCATCGGATTCCCGCAACATGCGATTGATGTCCGATAGTGCCGCGTTACTTCTGAACTCATCAAGTATTGATGTTTGAATGTCTTGGGAGATACCTGTCGCATCAATAAGCGAGATGCCTGAAATTATTCCATCACCAATATTTATAGTCCCATCAGCAACACCTTTAAGTATTTGAGAAAGACCAGTTTCGACATCGGACTTAATTTTCTTTCCCTTTGCAACAGCCTCAACAGATGTTGCCTTACGCACTATAGATGCTGTTAGACGAGCGCCCAAAATGGCTGTGCGGTTTTGGTTTTCGGGAGACACGTTGCCAAATCGTGCAGTAATGCCTTCTATTCCTTTTCTGGTGGCCTCCGACATGTTACCAGAGTGACCGGCACCCCCCGGCCCTGCATTAGTTTCAGAATCACTTACAGCAGCAAGCAACCGGGTCTCTTCCTCAATAAAGGCCTTTTCAATTTCTACTGCGGTCGCACGGTCTTTTACAGCTTTTGCCTTGTCCGCATCAACTTTTAGCCTTTCACCAAAGGCAGTAATTTGCTTACCTGCCTCCTGAAGGCCAGCACCACCACCAAAGGTGTTAGGAGTAGCGCCTCGTGACTGTATTTGTCCCGTTACGTTTGCGGCTGCTGAGAATAATTTAGGCATTACAGTGCGCTTCCGTGTGGCAGTTTAGTCATGCTGCTACTACCGTAGTATGGTTTGCTGCCACTAAACGCACCAGAACCATAAGCGGTTGCTCCACCCTGAAGAAGTGATCCAGCCGCGTTTATGTAGCCCGCTTTTTGAGCGTTGCGTCCCTCCATTCGACTTAGAGTAGCGCCTCTTTCTAGCCCAAGAGCATCTAGTTCACCTTCATATGTAGCAGTTAGGACCGCTAACTCTTCTTCTCTTGCCTGATCTTCAAGCACGTCCATTGAGACAAGGAGACCTGAGTTGCGTAACTCACCCATCCTCTGTCTGCCCTGTCTCTCCACACGCTTTGCATTTTCGGCTGCCGCATTACGAGCGCCGACAGCATTTGCCTCATTAACAGCCGCGTTGTAGTCACCTGATTTTCTGGCAGCGTTGCCAGAAGAGATGGCCCCTACTGCGGACATGGCAGCCCCAGCGATCAGAGCAATTTCAACGCCGGTCATAGCACCCTCGCATACAGTGCGACATCGCCGCCATCTGGTCTGTAGGCACGCATACGTTCGGCCTCCATTGTAAATCCCAGCATCTTGGCCCAACGGTGGCCCTGCTCGAACTCACAGTCCACAGTCATTTCAATTCGCTGCAAGTAGCAAGCATCAAGAAACCGAAGAACGGCTCTGTGTACTTGTAGGAATTTTTCTTCCGCTGCGTATTTGGACAGATATGCCCAAGCAATCCCTCGACCCTGCCACATATTTAAAACACCCGCGCAACCTAGGGGTACGCCGTTGTCCTGCATAGCAGTAAAGGACCATGTTTCATTTTCTAAGGCTGCCGCCATATCTGGCGTGACCCAATCAGACAGATATGCTTGTGCGCCCTGTAGATCAACTTGATGCAGATGTTCCGCTGTATATGAAATTACGTTCATTGTCTGTCCTGCGTTTCTAACTGTGGCATAAGCGCCTCCACAGTCATTGGCAGTGGCTGGTCTTGTCGAATATAGATCAAAGCCTCTGAACTGTAATCTCCGTCCCACTCGACTTCAACGTCACCATCAAAGAGAGGTATAGCTGCATCCATATCATCCCCTCCCGCCCGGAAGATCAGCGGGTCAAGGTCAGAAGAAGATGGCCCAACTTTACCGCCCAGAGACTGATAGAACCGAATAATCAGCCGAGTAATGCGCTGCAACTTGCCTTCGGCGGTGCCGTTTTTAGCACCGACATCATATCGAAGAGTTTGAATGTCTGAAGTATATCCAAGACCAACATTAGCCCGAGAGGTTTCATCTACTGTAATTGCACCAGATGACACCGTTGCTGTGGCGACAGGCGCGCCCTCGGACAACACTGACACGACCTGTCCCTCAAGGTGAGTGAGACCGCTAATAGTCGTAACTCTCTCTCGTGCTTCTCCACCAGTCTGGTAAGTGGTGAACGCCGTACTGTTAATATTGGTTCCAGCACGTGTGTTTAATTGGAATGTGTTTGTTGCCACACCTGCAACTTTATAGACTTTGCCGTTTACCTCGGTCATACCGTAGACACCAGTAATGCGAACAATGTCTCCATTGCTAAATCCGTGACTTGCTGCGGTTACAACAGCAGGATTAGCCTTTGTAATTGCAGTTATTGCTTTTGGAGCATCAAGAGACAAGCCGCTGTCAACATAAAAAGCATCTTCTTGGTTGATTCCGTCGTCCCAGAAACCCTTCATGTACTCAATATATCTCTTGGTGCCGCCATTAACGTAGCGGTTTACTACCATGTATAACTCGTCACCCGTGTCTTCAGCGTTGGGTATAACAGTTACGCTTTCTATTTTAGCTGCTGCAATTCCAAAAGCGTCGCTACTGCCGCCGAGAACATGTCTGTGAAACCCAAGAATCTTCTGATCTCTATCGTATGTCATGCCGACAAGAGAGCCGTCCGTCAGGCAAGCCCACACAATACTTTGCGGTTCTGCCTGATAGGCTAATTGAACAATACCGGACTGTGTAATATGTTCAGCAACCAGCGTCATGTCTTCAGCGCGGAAACCATCATCCTCGAAGAGATAAGCCAAGTTGCGTAATTTCTTCTTTGACTTCTGTACGAATATCAGCGAGTTGCCGACCCGCGCTGGCGCAATGTTGGCACTACCAAAGGCGCTTGATCGTGACGCCGATATGTTTGACGGAGTTAGTGCGCCGCCATTATCGTTAGGCCGAATAACCCATTCACCGCCAACAGTACCAACAATCAAACCCTTCGCGTCATCCGCCATCCAACGGATAGCGTTTACTGTGTCGGCTGATAGCGTTGTAGTTGCACCGCTGTCGTCTAATACTGTCCCGTCAGGGTCGGTTGGAGCAAAGTTTTCAAAGTCACCCGTGCGGCTCATGTCAACGCGCTGTGGTGTATCTGTAGCGCCAGCAAAGCACAGGCGGTTCTTATGGAATGTTGAGGTTGCTGGAAACCCAGTAGTCGTGGACCAGACGCCAAGACGCCAGTTTGCTGTAGCCGTTACGGCAGAAGCGTTGGGGCCATCAATGGTTGCTACAACAATGGTTGTGCTAGTTCGCGCTGTAATAGTCAGAAAAGTCCAGTTTCCCGCCGCGTCTTCCCACCGAATTTGACGCCCAACATCTGTGGTTTGGAAACCTGTGCCGTCATTGATGCCTGTAATAGCTGACGCAGTTACATTTACCGAACCTGATGTGGCAGACAGAAGTAGAGTGGTTGCAGTTACGTTTGTGTTGAAGAACGGTCCATCTGAAAACGTAATGTTTGTAATTGACCAGCTTGTGTCAGACAGGCGAGATAATTTGCGCGGCGGATAATCTGGATGTGTAATGTAGAGAATATCCGCGCTTTGAGAAAAACTTAACTCAAACAAGTCTGCTTCTGCGTACAGAGTGGTTAGCTCAACTACTGAGCCACTAAATCTGTCCGCGATCCTTAATGAACCTGACGTATAGGTTTCCAAACTCAAGGATATAGGCTTGTTCTGTGCTAAACTCAAAGCGCACTACGCGAACAGCCTTGCTACTGTCTTTGACTGCTACAACATGCCCTGTTCCGGGCCTACGCTGTGCCGGACCCTGCAACAGAGGAATAAAGTTTAGACAAGTTTTTAGGCCGGTCGTATACTTGCCAAGGTCAGGTCTACCATAGACTAACGGCGACATCTCGCCGCCGTTAAAGTTAGACTGTATGGCTGCTACACGGGCCATCTAAAGTCTCGCCGTAATCCAGCTATCGGTTGGCGGCACTTGTGCCGTCCGCTCAAAAGCGTTGACCTTGCGTGCTTCACGCTGAGACGCAACATATCGGTTCTGTGCAGCAATTAGCTTCTGATTTGATTGCGTGAGCTTTTCTACTAAATCCATTGCAATGCGAGACACCAGCAAGTCAACAAACGTCTGGTCAAACGCATTAGGGTCTGTCTGTTGGTATATGTACGTGACCTTTAATGGAGCAGTGTCGTCCGTTAGGATGTTGCCGTCTTCAATCTGAAAATCATCCTGTTCCGCTGTGGGAAGTAAACGCAAAAAATCCGCCGGTAGCGGATACTGCAAATCATAACCAAACGCAGGAACAGTGCTAGACGCAGCAAGTGATGCCCGCTTACGTGCAAAGTTCCACGGATGCGAGCGTAACTCACTATCTCTAGCATGATCGTAAACACGGTTGCATTCACGCGCAGCAGTACTGTCATCAGACAGTGACGAGATTGGCTTGGCCCCAAGCCGTTGCAACGCAAGATTACAGATATCAACTGTGCTGGGCATGTCTAGCCCCGCTAGTTAATAATGATCTGGTTGCCTGCGATTAGGTCTGCAACGGCGTTGATTGCTACAACAACATTGTCTCGATCTGCGCCTTCTTTGATAACGATACTAACATCGTTAGTCACTGATCCAGCATTAGACCCGGTAATTGCGTTCATGTCTCCGATTCCAGAAACATCATAAGTGCGATTAGCCATTTATATTCTCCCAGTAGGCTTTGAGGGGAGCAACGCGCTCCCCTCTAGTTACCTAGTTTGATCAGTCAACAACATACATCATCGTCAACTCGATGGTGCCAGTAGCCGCAGCGCCCGCCGTTACAACGGTGACAGGAAGACCATCCTCGTCTGCATCAACAACACTGTTACGACCAAGGGCTGAAGTGGCAGCAACGCCAACCGTGGCAATGCCCGTGGAGGCCGCTGCCGCTTTGTACTCGTCAACATCAAGAGCAACGACAGTACCATCAGCGTTCTTATAAGCCGCGTGGCCTACAGAAGCTGTGGTGGAGCCGCCGAGAGCGTCATGTACCAACTCGCCCGAAAGGATACGCGCACCATTCGGAAGGTTGAACATCTGGATATCGCCAACTGCGGTAGAAGCAGCCTCAAAAAGTGCATAAGCGATACGAACGCGTCCAGCGTTTTCGTTCGTCTTGATCTTCGTAGAGGGAACATCTTGGTCCCACTTCGTCTTCTGTACTGAATATGATGTACCCATCGTTTAAGCCTCCGAGCAAGTAATGGCGACAACTTTTTTCTCTTCCAAACGGGTCGCGCCAAAAGTACCTTTGACATAAACCTGAGTGGCATAAGACTTGTCGTCACGTTCAGTGATTTTTGCCTCAATGTCATTGAAGACACCAAGAGTTACGCCGGACTTGGCCCAACAAACAGCAGTTCGATCCGTACCGGAAAGGGCAAGGCGCTGGCTGTCAACAAAGTTAAAGCCCATGAAGGCCTTAATGCGTCCGTCAACCAAGACGGGCTTGTTGGTGTAATCAAGGCTGACGGCCTGAGTCTGTCCCAGAAGATCGTCATGCTGCTGTGCGCCGATAGCGCAATACAGTTCCTCGTTGTCTACATCAACTTCCGCAGCCATGAGAAGCTGCATAGCTTCACGCAACTTTGCGATGGTCATGCCACCAGCGGTTGTTGCGGCAGTCTGTGCTGCTGGGAGAGCAGTAGATGTGCCGCCGTCTTCGCCGGTTTTTGCGGTGCCTGTGAAAGCTGCAATTACTTCATCATCCATCGCGCGACCAAGTGCATATGCGCCGTTAATGGCATAAGGCGAGGTCGGGTCAGCGATAATACGCAGCTTGTCCTGATCGTCGATCAGATCAGCCCATTCGTAATCGGTCGGGTATACCCAACGGCGATCCATAGGGGTTTCAATAAGCGGCGTATCAGCGTGGCGAGTCGTGCGCTTCTGAGCGGTAACAGCACCAACCTGATTGATTGGAACGCCTGATTTGCCTTGGAAGCTCTCTTCCATGACGCACATGCGGAACTTGGAACCCTTCTGCTGAAGCAGATGGTCCACTGTAGACTTGTAGTCAATTACTGACCAATTCATGATTTCGTTGGACATTGGGATAGCCCTCCATTTGTCCGTTAAAACAAAAGCAAGACGGGCTTATCCGAAAATCGGGGCCACACTACTAAGGAGCGAATATGTCGGCCTACGGGTTATCGACGGGTGCGCCTGTTCGACACCTATTGGTGCGCTTACGTTAAATATGTCACAGTAGTTGTATTGGCGCAATAGTTAAATTATGCACCAACACCGTCTACCATTTTTGCGAGACGCTGCTTTTTGTCCATAGCCCAGTTATGTGCTGGGTGGTTCTTGTTCATCCAAGCATCCATAAACTCTTTGTCCAAGCTCAGTTTGCTTAGTTCAGAAGCTGCTGAAGACGGAGTTAGTGCTACTCCTTCGCTGAAGCCACCAGTATCGTTTGGAGCCTCTCCCATCTTTCCTGCTAGGCCATCGACAAACCTCATGGCCGCAGCCGGTCCCATTGCACTACGCAGGCCCGAAAGATGCTCCTCAGTCATGTTTAGGGCTGTGGCGGCTTGGTTGATACCTACAACTTTCTGGTCATAAGCTGCGCCCCACTCACGTTTCAGTTCAGCTTCTGCGTCCTGAGCCGTTTGTGTGTTCTGCGCCTCTCCATCCTGTTGAAGCGAACCTACATGGTCGTTCCACTTCTCAGAGACAATCTTGGCCTGTCTGGCGGTTAGTCCTGCTTCGTGAAACACGCCGCTGGCCCACTCGGCCATTTGACCATCTTGCCCCTCTGGCACTGGCAAATCATAGCCGTCCGCCTTATCTGGTCGGCCTAGCTTGTTGTAGAACTCGCTCATTGCTGCTTCGTCTGCGTCAGGCGCTGGAAGCACTACGGCTCGGCCCGCTTTGTCGGCACCGAACAGTTTCTCTAGGTTGTGATAGCTGGATAGGACGCTCTCTGGTCCACCTTTATCCCAGCCTTTTGTTTCGGCTAGGGTACGCAATTCTGTATTTTCAATCGAACTTAACCAATCTTGAGAGGCCGGTTCGGCCTCTGATGCCGGTGCTGATACAGGCGCGGCTTCAACTGCTGCTACTTCACCTGCGTCAGGTGCAGGGTTGCCCGCTTCTACGGACCCGGTTTCTTCGGTCATTGGTATTAGACTCCTGTTGGGTTGAAATGTCTCATTAGTTCTTGTGGTGTAAGATTGAGGTGTTTGGAGATACGCAACCAAACTTCCCGACGCCCCTGCATTACTCCCTCAACGCGAGGATCAGTGTGGAACGTGCTTTCATCTGCGCGGCAGAACTTAGCTAGATCATCTAGCACTAAGTTGCCTGCAACCCCCTTAAACGCTCCTTGATAGTTGCGCTTGCGCTCAGTCAGGAATTTTTCGGAATCACTTGCCTCTGGCATTATTGCAACGCTTTCATAACTCCAGCCGCCGCTGGGGCAGCTTCAACCATCTGCTGCATCTCAGACTGTTGCGCGCGCTGCTCACGGGCTGCTTGCACGGCTTCTGCGCTGTTCATCCAAGACGTTGGAACAGCATTGATTTCAGCCAGTGCAGGATAGATTACATCTACATTAAAGTGATCTAGCGCACTCAAGTCCTGAGTGGTGTTGGAGTACGCAATAGCTGCCTCTAGTGTACGAAGCCAACCAGCGGCCTCTTCTGCACGCTGTGAGCGTGTCAGCGGACTATCATACTCGATCTCAAACTCGCCCTCGGCCTCAATCAAAGCTGGCGGCAGAGGCGGAAACATCTCCTGACGCATTAGCAGATCGACTTCACGCTCGATCATTGGTCCCAGCATCTCGCTCTGCTGACGACCCATCGTCGGTGACAGCAACGCACCCTTCTCTCGGGCGCGCTCCAGCACTTCCGTTGCTGTCATCGCTGGGCTTTCAACAAGAATCTGAAACAAGCTGACAAGGAAGGCGTCGTTGATAACGCTACGCTCCATGTCCATAAGCTCTTGACCAGCCGCGAGATTGCCAGTCGGCAACTCATGCACAAGACGCTGGCCGGAAGCGTTCACACCACCAGCATTGATAGCGCCGGGGGTCAGAGAGAATGTATCAATAATGCCGTCATCATGGGTCAACAGAACCGGATCAACAACTCTATGCCCCTGCTTGAGCATTGTCTTCTTCTGCTCGTTCAAGACCTTGATCGAGGGCAGGGCCATCATTGCGGGTGAACGTCCGTAGATTTCACCGGGTCCAGTAACATACCGACTGATGGCATAGGGGAATGTGTTGTAGCCGCCCTCAAACAAAATCTCTTTTTCGTTTACCAGAACATAGTACGAGGCAAACGGCATACCCTTGGAGTCTATGCGACCTGTTCCATAGGCTTCTTCACGCGGCTTAACACAATGAATAATGCTGTATTCTTTGTCTGGGTTTTCCTTCATGTCCTTCGCGATGGTATCCGGCGCGTTGGTGAAGAACCCACTGTCAACTCTCTGAGAGACTTGGCGGGCCTTGAGGGTATACTTTCGATACACAGTATCAACGATGCCCTGAGAGGACATATCAAACACAACCTCACGCAAATTAAGCGCACGGTAGCGAAGCCCTCCGCCCTTTTCATTTCTCTCTGTCAGAATTGCCGCTGTGCCAAATGCACCAAGACCCATATAGGCTTCGTGCTGCTGACTAGCGTAGTTTGCTTTAGGGGCATAACGATGCTTAAACAGAACCCGCGTAGCCTCTTCAAACCACAGCTTTGTTTCTCGGTCTCTGTTTAGATACGGATCAGATGTAGTAAGCCTGTGCCACTGCTGATTGCGCGGTGTCAGCATACTTTCCATTGCAGCAGCAAACCGCTCAAGGCCAAGTGCTGCTGTACTATCGAACATCTTCTCTGTGCGCTTTTCGCCTCGTGTCTGACTATCTCCAGCACCAGCCGTCATAGTAGATGCGTAGCGCGGCAGAACTCTGTCAGCTACTTCTTCCCAATGGGAGCGCCACGTACCCAGACCACCGTCCAGCTTGTCGTACCGGCGAATGATTTGTTCTGCTACAGAGTTTGCCATCTATTGTCCCAGCAAGGATTTAGTCGGGTTTTCCGCGTCTCCAGCAGAGGTGGTTTCGCCAAGCGTGCGCTCTTCAGCTTTCTTACGACGAGCTAAAACATCAGAAGGAGATTCTGCAACAACTGCGGCAACCTGAACAGGTGCGGGCGCTGGCGCTGGCGCGCTTGGTTTTGAAAATACCCCACCCATTACTTGTATCCCAAGAGCTTCTTGCTTGCTGGTAAAGGTATACCCAACCCACTAACCATCTTAGCTTTAGTGCCAGAACCTTGTGGCTTCTTCTTTACTGGCTTGCCCTTGTTTTTCATGCTGAACCCAGTAGTTGTTTGGTTGCCATAGGCGCATCTTCAGTCACGCCTTGGGGACTAGTGAGAATTGTTTCAGAGCGTCCTGTTGCACCCGCACGACGTTGCCGCGTTTCGAGCGCAGCAGCCCGTATTTCAGCGTCTGAACGTGTCGGGGGTAAGGGGGCCGCAGCTACTTGTTGGGGAGCGCCCCCACCAAACATTCCACCCATAACAACACCTTTTGTTTTACGAAGTTAATGCACAATAGCAATAACGTTACTTTTGTGCAACACCTATATAACCGAGTACTCCATGCCCCTAGCTACACGCTTTCGCATTCCTCGACGTGAAACACCTGAATCCCTTCGCGCCACACTGCGCGAGAAGGTCATTGCCAGCGCATCAGCATTATTGGGAGAGGCATACCCTCTCTTCTTCATGCGGTCCTTCGGCTCTAGCTTTAACTGACCCTTGAGCGAATAGTCATACATCGGAGCAGCAAGATCATCTGCCAGCCCTTTGTTATCGGGCAGACACGCTCCGGGCAGCCAATCGCGGATTCTACCCCATAACTCCGTTCGATGGTTAGCATATGTCTCTTTGTTCTCCGCTCCACCGCCCGCCGTTACCTCAATAATTCTGTATCCATACTCTCGCAGGATATCAATCACTCCGCCTCCAACACCGTCACCCTCAACAAACACACCATCAGGCTTGTACTTGTCGATGTACTCCGCACAGCTTGATGCCAACTCAGAGGTAGAACACCTCTTGTACGAGCGCCACGGAATGACATCCGCATTCCGACCCTGCCTAAACGCAATCACCGCCTCATCATCTCCAAACCGCGCAGGATCAACACCCATCAGCAGGGGCGCACCCATGTCTGCGTCAATCTTTCGATTCATCGCATCATCAACCTCACCCCGGCTAATGAACTGATGGTCTCCCTGACGGGGGAACATCCCGTAGACTTCAACTCTAGCCTCGTCACTATCCGCCCCATACTGCTTAATGATCTGCTGGTAGAGCGCCTGATCATTCTCATTCACCGAACGAGCATCTACCGTGCGATTCCACCACGTATCCCGGTTCGCATTAAAGCACTCAAAGAACGCACCAGACGGATTACGCGGATTGGAGATAGCTACCCAAAAGCGATGCACCGTCTTATCGGTGAAGTAACCCTGCGTCACCGGCCAAATGACGGACGGAATACCAGAAGCCTCATCAAACAGCACAGCCATGCCCTTCTGGCTATGAACCCCTGCAAAGGCGTCAGGGCTTTCCTCGCTCCACAGACGGGCCTGTATGTACCAATAGGCGTCATCGTACTCTGTAGTGGCCTTCAGGGACGCCACAAGCCAGTCTGCCGGGCGCAGCGACATCGCATTATGCTCGAACCAGTTGGAGTGGATAGCCATCGTGGCCCACTTGCGTATCTCTGGGAACGTGGTTGATTTAAGCTGCTGCTCGGTATTCGCCGATACAATGACTGTGGAACTCGGAACGCAGCTAAACAGCCACAGCGCAATCCACGCGAGGAACGCTGACTTGCCAATACCGCGCCCCGACGCGATTGCAATCTTCAATAGCTCCGGGTCTAGCTGCTGTCGGGTCTTATTGCGGTTGCGAGCAAGATGATCTCGCATCTCAGTCAAAGCCTCTACCTGCCAGCCTCGCGGGCCTTTGGCATTCTCCAGTGGAGAGTTGGCCTTGCCCCACGGAAACGCATACAGAACAAAGCTCAGTGGATCATCCTGAAACTCTAGCATCTGAGCTATGAGTTGCTGCTCTTGCTCACGTGGTTGTTGCTTTGCCATGTGTCAACCTATTATGTGATTACTGAAAAAATATATAAAATGGGGAGTGGTGACCTCCATAACTATTTGCCCGCGCCGGGAATCTCGGGGGTGCCCCCCCCCATACCCCCCCCCATCAACTATTCTTCAATGATATCAACGGGTTGCGCCTCGATCACGTTGGCTGGCTCCATTCGGTCCAGCCGATCGCGTGCCGCTTCCATGGCATCGCCGAGATCGATTAGCGTGTGGCTCACAGCAAGCGTTGCCTGTTGGGGGATGATCTTGGCAACGAGCGACCAGAATATAGCAGGCTCACTTTCAGCCAACGTTAGCAGGCCCTCGCCACTTTCCCCGGCGATCTTGTCGAAAGCCCAATTCACTTTTTCGCGAATCTCTTTCGTGGCGCGGTTCTGTGAGCCTTTTGGACGCCCCCGGGGCTTTTTCACGATTTCAGGCATTTGTTTAATCCCCAAGCTATTGATGTGCATTATATTGCACATTTAATCTTTTTTGCAAGTTTGTGGATAAATCGCTTGTCACATGGAAACCTTGAACCTATATTCAAATCATCGAACGACGCAAACAAGGGAAACGCCATGTACATGTTAACCGACAAACGCAAGTCAGACAAAATCAGCGCCGAGCTTTATCTTTATGATTGGGCCTGTGGTCGAATTTCAACCGCCGAAGCAAAGGCGCATTGCGTCGCGCACGGGTTCCAGATTGATTTCAGGCAGGCCGACGTTGGCGCATATCTCGACGCGACGGACGTTGTATCGGGCGAATATGTCCGGTTTGAAATCTAACGCCACCAATAAGAGGAAAACCAAGCCATGATCAAAACAACCCCCGAATTAATGCGCGCCTTGAAGCGCGATGATTTTTGCGGAATTGTCTTATACGACGGACCGTCTAAATTAGACGGCGCGCCGATTATTGCCGTTGCCTGTCGCATAACCGACGCTAGCAACAACGAGAAAACCGGCGCAATGGTGCAGACGTTTATCATGCGCAAAGACATTGCGCCGCATAAGGCGTTGAAAACCGGCGACGATGCCAGCGTGTGCGGAGATTGCCCGCTTCGCCCGATAAACAAAGGCGCGACGCGATGCTATGTCCGCGTGTACCAAGCGCCGCTTTCCGTTTGGAATGCATTCCACCGTGATCGATACGCGGTGCCGGGAGTTGATTTTGACGCGGCATTGTTACCGGGAATTTTTGCGGACTTAGCTTTCCGCCTTGGCTCATATGGTGACCCGGCGGCAATCCCGGCGAGCGTTTGGAAAACAGCAACGAAGCTCGTTAAAAACCGCACGGGATACACTCATCAATGGCGCAAGCGCGCGGGCGCCGGTCTCAAGAATCTTTGCATGGCGTCCGCCGATAACGAATCCGACGTTGCGACGGCAACGGCAAAAGGCTGGCGGACATTCCGCGTTCGGAAACATGACGCGCCAGCACTAGCAAACGAGGCCGTGTGTCCGGCGAGTAAAGAGGGCGGGCAACGTACACAATGCGACACATGCGGGCTTTGCAAGGCGGCGTCTATCATCGCCAAAAACATCGTGATCGCGGACCATGGACTAATGGACAAGCGCCGCTACGCAAACGCGTAGCTTGTGTTCACGCCATGCCGCGCGCCGTGCGCGGTATAGGTGAGTACAAGTGAACCGCAACCCGAATGGAGTTTAGAAAATGACCGAAAAAGAACCGAACGCCGATACCCTAAAAACATGGCGTGAGAAGTTTGCCGCTGACGATGATGCGGATTTGCAGATGTTCGCAAAACTACCCGACAACGGCTTGCTGGCGCTCGCCAAACTAGTCCGCTCGATTAAATAACCCCACGAACAGGAGTGCAAACCATGTCATTCAAACCCGTATTTGTTTTCGCCAACAATGAACGCTGCACCAACGCGCAAGCGTTTGCGACGCAAACCGAAGCGGAAAACAGCGCGCGCGCACGTTTCAACGTGTGGACCATGCCCGAAGATTGGGACACCGAACCAAGTGAGGACGCGCCCAACTATCGTTGGGATGATAGCGCCGGGGATGTTCGGCTTTAAACCACGAGAACTAGGGGCGATTGCCGCGCCCCTATCTCGCGCGGTTTGCGCGGTAGGCCTCGGTAGGCCGAACCTTGATCGACTATGCGCCGCGTAGGGCGCGCAACATGAGGGAAAACAATGGAACCAATTACAAACCTGCCCGAACTTCTCGACGCCATGCAATGCGACGCATTCGACGACCGGGAAATGTCCGCGCTGCCCACGTTTGGTGGCCCAGAGCCACGCGATACCACGGAAATATGGTCGTGGGATGCAACCCACGTGATAACCGGGACACATCCCGGCGACTATACAATCGAAAAGAGGAACACAAAATGACTCAAAAATACGCACGAACAATACGCCAAAAGCGACGCAACGGATGGACCGCCATCTGGAACGAATACCGCCCGGCAAAGGCGGACGGCACGCCCGATATGCGACACACACCAAACGCCAACGCACGCCAGCTACACACGCACGCAAACGGCCACAAGCGGCTCTATATCAACAATCTTCTAAGGGCCGAAAAGTACGCTGCCCGGAGGGACACAAAATGAAAATCGCATTGAATTACATCGCCATCACTGCTTGCTGGTTGGGGTTCGCGCTTCTGCTCTATATGGCCCTCGTGGTGATAGGATGAAAAATCCCCGCAAACTACGAACATGGATGCGCCTTGAACATGGCCGGGCAAGTAGCACTGCCCGCGCCTGCGGCGTATCCCGACAGGCCGTCTCGGCATGGGTGCTTGGCACCAGCACACCAACACCCGAAAAACGAGATATACTTGATCGACTTACGAAGGGTAAAATCAAAGCCGACGATTGGCCCTATCCAGAAAAGCCCGGACCAAAAGCCAAGACCTAAAATCTAAAATCACCCTACCCTAACCCCCCCAACATGCAGAGCACCCCTCCACCCCCTCCCTAAAGGGAGGGGGGGTGTTTGGGGTGCACGTTTCTGCGGTTCTTGTCGCAAGCACCCTCAATCACCCTAGGGTGCTACTTAGGGTGATTGGGGTGATCGACTTATGACCATCGAAGCGGCCCATATTTGGTCCGTCACCACCCACCCATCATTATGCCTGTCGATCATATTTGCCATCATTAGAGCACCAATTAATTTGCTGTCGTAAGATGGGTTCATCATATTTTCGACCGTCCTGTCAGCCAACCCGTCGCCTTGTAATTTCCGCACCAAAGCGGATCGGGTGATATAGGGCGCGCCTTCACTGATTTCGGCACCCGACACCCACCACGCATTGGCCAGTGTTTTTTGATGCTTGATCAGCGGGCCATCCTTCTTCGCTCGGACAGGCTCTTCCGCGCGCTCTAATACAGCCGACGCGACCTGCTCGCCATCCTCGTCCAGCCAGCCGGTAATGGGAACGCTTTTTAGCTCCACCCAGATCGACTTTGCTTCCTCTGCATCCTTGGATTTGCGCTGGACGATCTCGATTGTGTCTCCGGGGACCACCGATATTTCAATATCCAAAGCGCCACGCCATGCTGACGACCCCCGCGCACGATGCTGGGCCTCTACTGAGACGCCCGTGTGATGGACCAGCACGACTGACGCGCCGAACTCTTGTATCAGGGCTGAACAGGCGTCGAGCAGCCCCTTGGCGTCCTGCGCCGAATTCTCGTCCCCGTCCATATGTCTATGCAGGGTGTCAACGACGATCACGCCCGGCACCTCGGGTAGGGCGCGGATGGAATCAACGACCTTCTGAAAGCCCGCAGGGGTATTCAGGTCCAGACCATGCCGAGAGAGCCACATATCCAGCCCTGTGACGGCCTTGTGCTGCTTCCACGCTGCCACGCGGCCCCGAAGGCCGTGATGGCCCTCACCGGCCAGATATACCACCGTACCGTGGCGCACCTTATTTCCAAACCACTCGGGGACTGCGCCCCTTGATGCAATTGCCAGCACCATATCGAGGACCATGAATGTTTTGCCGCCGCCACTCGGGCCGTGGACCATGATCAACGCCTCGCGCTGTATAAACTGCTTCACCAGCCAGTTGATTGGCGCGGGCTGCTCGGAGAAAGCATCCGCTGGGACCAGCCAATCGTCGGTCGGTGGGAATAGTAAACCAAGCAGATCGCCGCCAGACTGATGATAATCGTTCGCATCTCCCTCTATTGAGGGCATGACGATGCGCCCGCCATGCTTGGCGGAAGCCTGATCGGCCATAGCGCGACCAACGCCTGATGCATCATTGTCGGCAACTATCACGATTTCGTGCGCCATCCCGTAGACCTCGCGGGCCTGACGCACCACATCCACCAGATTGTTGGCCGAGTAGGCCACCATGCAGGGCCGACCTGATACCTCGTGGACTGTGGCTGCCGTGGCGTAGCCCTCGGCCACGAACAGCGGGCCAGCGTCGATCTCACCAAGCACCCATGAGCATCCCTTGGTGGAGCCGCCGGGGTGGTAGCGTTTTTCGGTCTCTGAGATGTACTGGAGCGAGGATAACCCGCCACCCTCTGCGTAGAGCGGGACGATCAGCCGACCATCGCCGGTCAGACGCGCGCCGTGGGGTTCGATGCCTTTTTGCTTGAGGTATGGGTGATCCGGGGAGGCGGCAATAGCGTCACGCCAGATGGTCTCGACTGTATTGGCGGCAACGTCGGCCTTTTTGGCCCTGACGCGCTCGCGCTCGGCCTTTGCCTCGGATTGTCGCCGGGCAATCGCCATCTGCTCGGCTGCGGTTAGCTCACGGCCTATGTCAGCGCGGAAAACAGCGTCGATTCCGTCCCGCCAGCATCCGAAACGCCCGGCCACCGGCTCATCTGGAAAGGCGATGTACCAGCCGCTATCATCGGAAGCGCGGCCCTTGGTGGAGAAGCGGTGCATCTGGCCGTCGATCTTGAGGGTAACCGGCGGATCAATGCCCGCCGAACGCATAGAGTCGGCCAGTTGAAGTTCTGGCGGATCAACGTGCTTGATTACCGGGACGAACGGCCCGCCGAATATGTCGGTGACTTTTGTCATTTGTTTCCCTCTAAAATATTCCGCGCAAGTCTAGCGT